CGGCAGTCCCATCACGCGCCTCCTTTGCATGTGTGTTGCCGGACGGCGTTAGGAGAACCGCCCGGCCCTCTCCTAAAATCGGTGTCATCCCGCATTTCCGACGTGCGGGCCGAACAGTTAGGAGAAGACTCATGCTCACACACCGACAGCAGCTCGAGGAGGCGCTCAACAACATCAGAACCGGCACCTCTCGCGCCGCGAGACTCAAGGAGACCGCGCAGAACCCAGAGGTTCGGGAACTCGCCACGGCCATGCACTTCATCGGTTACGGGGCGCAGCAGGCCATTCTCGCGTTCACCGACCGCGGACGGGTCAACGACATCGATTAGGAAACGGCAGAGCGCGTCGACCTGCTTCAGCATCACGGCGCGCTCAAGACGCTCAGACACCAGACAGAACCAATCCTCGCCCAAGGCATCGCGCACCGCTTTGGCGTTCAACATCCCCATCTCCGGATTGAGCGAGGACGCGCGCTCAAGATCTACACGGAGCCGGTCAAACGACCGGGCCAAAGATTCCAGGTCCATCACTCCCCTCCTTCCGCGAGCGCCTCAGACTTGAACTGCTTCGGAATGAATGCAGACGGCTTAGATTCGGTGGCTTCGGCAATTGCCAAAATGTTGTCGAGAGTTACGGCGCGTTGCCCGCGCAGCATGAAGTTGAAGGTGCTGTAGGGAATGCCAGACTTCTCGCTGACGGCCTTCTTGGTCATTCCTTTGCGCTTTATGATTGATTCGGCGAGATAGCCGAACTCAGCATTGACGTTGCTCATACATGCAATGATGTGGTTCACATTGGCTATTGTCAACTTTCGGCGTGTCTCATATGAGCAATGAATTGCCACACCATAAGTTGTCATTGCTCAAATAAAGCATTATCATGCTCACATGAGTGATATTAAGGAGCAGCGCAGCAAACGTTTCGCACAACTCATCGGCTATGAGCTTAAAGCGAACTTTGCGCGAGAAGGTACATCGCAAGCAGAGGTGGCCGAACGCCTCGGGCATTCCAAATCCGGTTATTCACGATGGATCAACGCAAAACCATCGATGCCGCTCGAAGCGTTTATCAACACATGCGAGCTCATCAACGTTGATCCGAGACAGGTAGTCGACGCCGCGTACACGCGGCTTATCGAAGAGCTCGGAGCCCCACCGACGATTGTGCAAGTCGCCGATGATATCGCGTCGAATCCCGATTTGTACGATCTGGCCGCGAATCAGGACGAGAACAAGGAACTTGAGGCGGAAACGCCAAGGGATTAACAGCCAAACCGACAGGAACAACAGAAGGGCAATAATCATGGAATTCAACGAGGCAGTGTCGCAGATCGCGGCGAAGGTCAGGGACCTCAAGGACGGGATCCAGACCGAGGAGGCCACGAAGAACGCGTTCATCATGCCGTTCATCGGGCAGGTGCTCGGCTACGACGTGTTCAACCCGAACGAGGTCATCCCCGAGTTCACCGCCGACGTCGGTGTGAAGAAGGGCGAGAAGATCGACTACGCGCTCGTCCAGGACGGACAGGTGCAGATCCTCATCGAATGCAAGAAGGTCGGCCAGCCCCTCAGCCTCGAGAACGCCAGCCAGCTCTACCGCTACTTCGCGTGCACCAAAGCCAGAATCGGCGTGCTCACCAACGGGCAGGTCTGGAACTTCTACATGGACATCGACGAGCCGAACAAGATGGACTCCAAGCCGTTCCTCGTGCTCGACCTGCTCGACGTCGACGAGACCGTACTCCCGGCCCTGCAGAAGCTGACCAAGCCTGCGTTCGACCTCGACTCGATCGCCAGCAGCGCCGAGGAGCTCAAGTACGTGGGCGCGCTCAAGCGGGCCGTGGCATCCGAGTTCACGGAACCGTCCGATGAGTTCGTCAAGCTGCTCGCCGGCCACGTGTACGACGGCGCCTTCTACGCGTCCGTCATGGACAAGTTCCGCCCGCTCGTCGCCAAGGCCCTCAAGCAGTTCCTGTCCGACCAGGTCAACGACCGACTCAAGACCGCGCTCGGCGCCGACGACATCAAGCTCGCGCCCGCCACCGAAGTCGAGGACGAGACGGACGACGTGCCCGAGGACGAGCCGGAGAAGGAGGACGGCGTCGTCACCACCGAGGAGGAGATCGCCGCCTACCGCATCGTCAAGGCCATCGCCTGCAGCGACGTGGATCCGGCGCGCATCACCATGCGCGACGCCAAGAAGTACTGCGCCATCTTCCTCGACGACAACAACCGCAAGCCCGTCGCCAGGCTCTTCTTCAACGGCCGCCAGAAGTACGTCGGACTGTTCGACGAACACAAGAACTGCACCCGCCAACCCATCGACAACCTCAACGAGATCTACCGCTACGGAGACCAGATCCGCGAAGAGGTGCGCCGACTGCTGGAAAACGAGTGACCGGCATACGATACGCCGGCCGAGGAGTACCGAATCAGCCGGCGTATCGCCGAGAAACGGGAACAGGGACAGGACGCTACGAACGGCGAGTGATGAGGCGTTGCGGCCGTTGGAGACTCGCCGTATGGCTTCACAGAAAGGTAAGGAGCGGGTAATATGAGCGTTAACAGTACCCCGCACGCGAGTGTCCACGACACAGCGGACCAGGCGGGGTCGTTCTCTTTCTCCCAGGTTAAACCGGCGCTGTCGTTCGAACAGCAGGTCGACCTCATGCGCAGTCGTGGATTGGCAGTGGACGATGTCGATGAGGCGATCCGATGGCTGTCGGAGACGAACTATTACCGCATCCGCGGGTATTGGCTGAAGGCATTCCCCACCATCATCGTGCTCAAACGCATTTACGAACGCGTATGGCCGGAGAAATGGCCGCAAATGACGGCAACATTGGACACGCTTATCCGAAAGTATCCCGGAGTAGATCTGGTGCCCCTTGGTTTCCCGGAAGACTGGCGGCAAATCATCATGGAGCAGACATGAACGAGCTTCTGATGGACGCCTCAGGGATCGGCGTCCGCGTCGAGGAGCGGCGCCTGCCCAGCGGTCTGTGCGGCATCTACTACGAGCCGGCGCGGCTCATCATCCTGGATGAGTCGTTACCGGACTTCCAACGACGCTGCACGCTCTGCCATGAGCTCGTCCACGCCCGGTACCACGACATCGGCTGCGGCACCACATACGGGGCCAAGGCCGAACGCCGGGCGAGACGCGAGACCGCGCTCAGGCTCATCAATCCCTTGGAGTACGCGAGCGCCGAAGCCATCTGCGAGGGTGATGCGTATCGGATCGCGTGCGAGCTGGATGTGACGCTGCAGGTGGTCGAGGATTACAGGAGGCTGCTGCATGACATGATCCCCGCATGAACGCGAAAAAGCCCTTCACGGCGTTGCAGCGCCGTGAAGGGCGGTGAAGACAGTCGTCAACCTTGGAAAGTTTTAGCCGCTTCGATTCGCCATCCTAGCATCGAAGCGGAGGATGGAGCATACCCAAATGTCGATATCCATGTCACACGTCGTCGAATCCGAAACGTATGAGCCTGTGATACGACGGCTCGTTCGGGTCCTCGCCCGTATCATGAAACCCGTTGCGGAGGAACAGGGCCATGCTCTCCTGATTGTCCGGATCAACCCTCGCGCCAATGGCGTCGTCATGGCCACTCTGCTCACAGTCCAGCTTCATGACCCGCAAAGCGTGCTTGAGCGTGAAGTCGCCGAACCGGCATCCCCTCGCGGAACGCTCGCGCGCTATATATCCGACCATGTACGTTCCGTCCCCGTCCGTCTTGCGCCCGTTGATTATTCCGAACCAGACGAACGAAAGGATACGATCGTTGCCGTCCGAGCCTGCGGACACGCAGATATGCGCCCACTGCCTCAAAGGGTCACATTTGCGGAAACCCCTGATCGTGTTCTGCACTTCGAGTTGGTATTCGCGGTAGTACTTGCCGTGCTTCTTCTTAGCGCCCAAGAAAAAGCCGTCCGAGGGGACGGCGCATTCGAATTGCTGGAGTCGCCCGTAATAATCGGGCGAGACTTCAAGCCACCTGCAGTCGCTTTCGCTTGTCATACTTGCTGCGGGCCTCATCGACGAACTGCTTGTCGAAAGAGCGCGAAAGACTCTTCCAGTATTCGGTCTGGTTCATGCTGCGTTTTTCGGCAGGCTTCGCCTGCTCCGACTTACGGATTGCCATGGCCT